CACTAACAGGCTGACCCAGGGAATGCATATTCTTAATACCATTGTTTTCCAGTGTCCTGACCCTGTCTCGACTCATATTAAGCACCTGGCCAACTGCTGTCATAGACATCGGTTCAAGCACATCTTCACCAATCCCATACCTCATGCTTAGCACTGCTGCCTGCATCTCAGGAATCTCTTGAAGCATTTTGTCAACGTCATCCTTCATGCATGTACGGCTTAGCAGAAGGTCAGGTAGTTGGTTTTCGTCTTCCAATAAATCGATAAGGGCAGTATCCCTGTTCTCACCAATTTTTACTTCCAGGGACGTAGGGTGGCGAGCCTTGCACATCAGATCCTTGATGTCGTCCTCAGTTAAATTGAGCTCATTAGCTAGCTCAGTGACTGTTGGCATTTGTCCGTTCTTCTGAGATAAATCCCGCTGGGCCTTTTTCATCCGATTTAGATTTTCCGTGATATGGATGGGCAGCCGTATCGATCTACTTTTTTCGGCAATCGCACGCGTGATACCTTGTCTAATCCACCAATAAGCATAAGTACTGAACTTATAGCCACGAGTCGGATCAAATTTTTCGACACCTCTCACAAGCCCGATTGTCCCTTCTTGGATAATATCTAATAACTCCATATTCCTTTTTGTGTACTTCTTCGCCACGCTCACGACGAGACGAAGATTGGAAGTCACCATCTTGTCTTTTGCTTTACGACCTTCTTTCAGTTCACGACGGATAGTTTTCCAGTCCAGCCCCTGCAGCTCACAAAGGTCTTTATCGTCAACCTTGCGATCATGTGCCTGCTCTAGTTGCTTTCGCTGCTCTTCTAGCTCCATCAAACGCTGCACCTTTCTTCCGAGCAGAATTTCCTCCTCGTGTTCAAGCAGAGGTACACGCCCAATCTCCTTCAAATATGCACGAACTGAATCACCAGTGACTTTTGTTGTTGCCATATAGCAGTTTCTCAACCCTCAATATTCTATGAAAGAATTGGGAATTGATCAACCGTTTACTCGTGCATACCGCATGCTTTTTGTAGGTGCTTCACTCTTTCCCTCTAACGCTTCTACTGCCATTGCCTGGGCAGCATGTTCATTGAAGCCCTTTGACTTGTAGATATCCTCATACTCTTGGTACTTCTCGATCGAAGACTCAAAGTCTTCACCGTGTTGCAGCATTTCTGCCGTCATCTGATTTGCTGCTTGATCAGGCAGGCCGTCAGTTTTCAGGTGCTTCCAAATCGTTTGGAACACTTCTGGATCTGCACTAAATTCGCCTGCGTATCTAGCCACAATACACTTTATAAGTTATTTATTTATTGTACTTAAATTCGAGGCAGACTTACAGCACGCATAGCATCACGTCTTTCTTTTTCTTCACGCAATGTCTGTGGTTCTCCTGGAATCATTCCACGACCATCAGTAGGGCTAGGACGTAATTGAGATTCATAACCTCGCATAAAATTACCACCAGCAAGCATGATGCTATTGATCTCCTCAGGCGACATGGACATGCCTAAACGAATCAGGTCGTCAGACTCTCCAGCTTGTTCCAGGTTCTCGGCAAGATAACGATTCAGAAATTGCTGCCGGTCATACTCTTCCTGAGACTGACGTCGGGCATCTTCACGAACGCCCTGAACTGCATCGGCAGCCTGTTGAGAACCGGACGCTTGGATATTTCCAATCTGTGCCTGGTTACGTGCGTAGTTCCGTAGAGGGGTTTGTGGATCTCCGTTTAAGTTTGTATAGCTGCTTGTATCCAATGCATTGGGGACTCCAGGGGCTGTCTCTCGGCGCATCCCCTCATTGCCTCTGAGATAATCTGAACCAACTAGTGCGTTATACATTGCTGTATTTTCAACCTATATAAATATTGTAAGGGGGTGACTTAACACCCCCATTACTTTTATCTAGATCAGTTGTCCTGAACTAACATTTTGGTCTGTAAGGCACCTTGGGGAGCCTGAGACAGGTACTGCCAGGCTTGCTCAGGGTTGTTATCCATCAGCTGACTGAAGCTGCCCCAGAAGTCACCAGCGACGTTCTCCTGGCGACCAGGAGTGGGCATGTCCATTTGAGGACGCTGGAAAGCGGCAGGGACTTGAGTGGAGCGCTCTTGGGCTTGAATCTCTGACTCGAACTGTGCACGGGACTCTTGCTGCATCCGAGCTGCTTCCTCTTGGGGGGTCTCAGTCGGATAGGGACCTTTAGGACCGAAGAACTCGTTGACGTAATCAGCAAGCACGTCGGGATCGGTCAGCATCACGTTCATAGCCTGATTGTGCTGACCCATGCCGCCCAAAACTTCGCTCTGCTTCTGGAAGTTCTGAACTTGCTCAATGAGAGCGTCTTCCACTGCACAAGCGTAGTTATTCAGAAGCGCAGGTGCCTCAGCTCCGAAGTGCTGAAGAACTTCAAGACTTTCGTCGCTTACTTGACTGAGATACGCGTCGCTTGCCTGAGCCTGAACGTTGCTGACGATCTGGCGTACTTCCGGTTCCGAGAATGTCCGGGTTGTAGCTTGGGGACTGTAAGTCGGGGCTGCCGAATACTGGGCTTGGGCCTGTGGTGCCTGAGAAGCCCAAGGATCCGACACCTGAGCCTGCGGGGCTGGCGCTGCCTGGGACTGATACGAAGGTGCCTGGGCCTGGGATGGGCTGCTCGTATTCAGGCTTGCGCTCAGTGCCTGGAATGCCTGTTGCCAGGGATTGGCCTGAGGAGCCGCCGAAACCTGCGGGGTTTGGCTGGTTTGGATTGGTGCCGGTTGACCCACCGAAGCCGTTGTCGGTGAGGCCTGGTAGCTGATAGGTGCGGAGATCCCTTGGCTCGGTGCCGCGCTCGGAGCGGATGCGGTCGGCATCGCTGAGCTTGATGGGGCTTGGATCGTCGCTGTTTGACTTGTACCTTCCACTGTAACTTAACTCCTTACGTAAGAATTCGAGGGATCGATATAAGAATTGAGTAATATCGAGATTGGGGTCAGACGCGAGTGGCAGATTGGGCGTCTGTGGGTGAGGCAACTGATACATGTTGCCCAAAAGACTGATGAAAGTCCCTAAGGACTGTTGAGTTTCTTTGACCATTCTGAATGGATAGCCACTCAACATGCCTGCCCTTTCTTCGTCGGTTTTACTGGGGAAGAGATATTTCAGTGCTTCAATTGAATCGACACCTAATTCTTGAAGGTTGCGCACGACAATGCTGTTGTTCAGAATATCTTGCGACTGCTCTTCAAAGACTTCACCAGTCCAACGCCAGGAAACACGAGTGCTTCCATCTGGGACTAAACCTGTAACACCAGGAGGCATATTGCCTGACTCAAGTGTAGCAGTTAATAATTCGTCGCGTTGCTTTGTGAACTTAGCCATTGCTTTTCCATAAGCAACGTTTGCCTCTGCTAACGCTTCTACATCACCATTGAAATCTTCGGCTAACGGTGGATCTGGTTTCTGTAACCCATTAGCTGTAGCAAAGGAGGTCATGAACAGATACTCCTCATGCTGCAGCATCATGCTGATCAGTCGGCACAGTCCGTAGGTAAACAAGGCACGTGCTTTCTTCTCTGCCGTTGCTGCCACCCGACCGTAGAGAGACTTGATCTCATAAGCAGTGGAAGCCTGACCAATATCAATGTCATCAACACCCCCTAGTGCCAAGCGGATCTCTGACCGGTACTGCTTCACGTACAGGTTCTGGTCCCCGGAGACACTGTCTGGTGTCAGGTAGTTGATCCGGTCAGTGGGCTCCAGGTTGGCAATGACCCGTGGCACCTTGATCTGACCATCCAGTGGAGAGGGACCGCCCAAGGGGTTGGACATCCTGGTGCTGTACTGAGACATCCCAACGAAGCCAGCCTGGGAGCTGATCGTCGGACGGAAACTCTGTTCGTCACCAGACTCTGTGATGTCGTGCTTTGGACGACTGGTAATCAGAGTTGGATTTCCAAAGAAGCGCAGGTTTTTACGGACGTTCCGGACCAGTTCATCGTGATAGATGATCTGGTTAGCCAACCAGTCAAACTCACCATTGCCACTGGACTCCCCAGTGCAATCCATGTGGTTGAAGACTTCCACAGCTGGTATAAAACCCAGACTGTTTGTCAGTGTTTCTGTACTTCCATGCATTCCTACAGAGGAAAAAGCAGTGAGGTCCTCAAACTCAATCTTTTCGTTGGATACGGTCTGTTCAATCTTGTCCTTGAAGACACGCAGACGGATGTACTTCTTTTTCTTCCCATCGGTGCTGGGAATCATTTCCATCTGACTGCGCCCCTTGACATTGAAGCTGTACACCAGCTCTACGTGGTCAATATCACCTGCCTGATCCCGGTAGCACCGATAGCTGTCTTTTGGAAAGTAAAGAATTTGGTAGGTGTCACCTGACGGACGGAAGTAGAACAGTCCTTGCCCATCACAAAGAAAGTAATCAACGATGCTATCGAGCTTCATCTCGAGCATGTTGTCCTCGAGGACGTTATTGATGAACTCGTCCCGCTTTCCGTAGCTATCTTGCTCGCAGAAGAACTCAAGCCCTCTTCGCAGAATAAACATCCGCATCTGAGCCAAATGGGATGAAACGATCATCGTGTCTACATTCAGATCCCCTCGCCTCTCTTTGGCGGCGGTAAGGATTTGCTCTAAATGCTTATTTGATTTCTGCACTATGCTCTCGCCTTACTATCTTTTAGTTTAGCTCTCTTCTTCCTCTTCCATGAATCCCAAATCGGGAAACTCAGGATATGTTGCTGATGGCATTGAGTACGGGTCACCATACATTTGTGCTTTACCAATCAAGCCTTTGTCATACATATTCTGTCCCATTAGACCAATATTGGCGTACAGCCCGGCAGTGTTAATCGGATTGTTTCTATCAGCCATCTTGACCCTAGAATCCGTGATCATTGCTCCATAGCGTGGGCCAGAATAGTCATTCCAGTTTTCTTCCATTTGGTCAATATAGGCTTGAGCTAGCCCAGTATTATTTTCACCTTGACTATACCCGCCACCATAATTACGGATGTCATTAATAACTCCTGAGTTCATCACACCATAGTTCGTTCCCCCATCCCCGATAGTGTTATTACCAACAATTGGACTCATCTCACCCGAAGTTACTAATTCTGGGGCAACCCCCATTTCCGGTGAGGGAGTATTGGCAGGTGAGGGAGTATTGGCAGGTGTTTCGGATTCAATAATTCCCTTCGTGTACTTGTCTAAAAGTTGCTGACCTTTTTTACTAGTACTTACACCTTTAGAAGCAATGGCATCTTTAATTTCTTGTGCATCAAATCCCCTTGAGGCTAAGTACTCAATGTCTCTTAAGCCAGCCAGGTCTTTGGTTTTACCATGACTGTCAAAGTTATATGAGTCAATGGTCCCGTCAAATTCTGCCTGAGCTGCAGCACGTTGATCAAATCGACCTAATTTGGCTTTATACTCCTTCAGTTGCTGTTCATCAATTTCTCCTCCGGCTTCTTGGAGACCTTCCATTTCGTCAATGCGACCAAGCAAGAGCTTCCGGTTATCTTTTTTAAATTCCTCACCTTTCACTAACTCAAATACCCTATCCCCAGCCATACGAGATGCAGCGGGCTCAGCGATTGCATCGCGCAACATGCCCCGCTTTTGAGCCTTGCGTTCACGTTTGAAATCTGCTTCACTATATTCATCACGGTAATTCTCAGGCATATCCGTGTACTTCGTGCCCACGAGATTAGTGTTAGCCATATTCCAACTATTTAAAGCTCAAAACTATTTCCATTGTAGTCTAATTGTAGATTTCCTCTTCTTAGTAATCCTCCAATCGTCAATACCATTGAATCCACAGCGTCGTCATGCTGTGAATGCCCAAAATTAAGAAGCTCCTCTTCTAGTACATCCCACTTACGCCATTTATTCCAGGCAATGCGTTTGTGTTCATAAAGACCAAGCACACCCCTCAACCGAGCGAGCTTGTCACCCTTGAATCCTTTAACTGGAGAGCAGGTCAAGTTATACAGTCCACGCTGTTCAAACATGATTCTCTTAAAGTCTCCTTCAAAGCTTGTTTGATATGCCACAGCTTCTGGCCAAATGATGCACGGTGACATTGTTGGGAAGAACTGGTTGTCATCATTTTCAAGCAGGATGTTCCAGTCGGACAGCATTTGGCATAGCGAATCCATCTTCTGTAGGTTGCCCATGGTCCTTTCGCGTCTTTGATCAATGAGGTAGACCTTGCCCTCCTTGATTCCACCAAGTGTCATGACAGTCCAGTCGTTCTTCTCGCTGAGGCCTGCACTGAGGTCAATGCCAACGCCAAGACAGTCGTAGTCCTCTGGCACTTCTGAACGGATGATGAGGTCTGGAGAGATGCCAACATCAGTCGTTTTGACTGCAGTGTTCAGATACTGATAGGCAAAAGCAACACGATCCTCACGCTTCCGTGCGTTTAGATATTTCATTGACCAAAACTCCGGCCAATATGACCGCTGCTTTCCATTCTCATCAGTGATGATCGCTTTCTGAACGACCTGCTTCCACCCATTCTTCTCAGTGAACAGGGTCGCATGTAGATCATCAAAATGGAACCGAGTTCCTAAGCAGATGGCTCTTGCGCCCTGGAACATGGTGGGAGCTATGACGTTGGTCCAGGTCGTCTCCATCTCACGCCTGATATCAGGGTTGTTGATTGAGCCCGCTGACTTGATCGGGTCGTCAATCAAGACCAGCTGTGAACGCTTTGAGGTGATAGCACCCTTAAGACCACCACAGGCAATTGTGAATGCTTCCTCACCACTGGTGTCGATGCCAGCAAACTCATAGTCAATTGACCAGTACTCATCTGAACGCCTGACTTTGCTCAGACGCACCATCGGGAAAATTTCTCGATACTTTGGACTGGTCAGAATTCCCTTGATCGTTGCTGACTTGGCTCGAGCAATATCCACCATATAGCTGATGTACAGAATGCGTAACATCTGTTTTGCTGCTGCATGTCTCCCAATCATCCAGGCTGCAAACAATCCAAGCACTGTTGACTTTGCACTACCTCGAGGCGCAAGGATGTCCGTATTAGGTCCTTCGATTCCAATCAAACATTCACTATCCCTTCCTGTGCACAACTCTGCGTGCCACTCCAGCATGTGTTTGGCAGGTGCTTTCCCTAAGTACTTACAAAATGCCTGAAAACTCTCCCGTGCTTCTAGTACTTGTTCACTCGGTGGTTTGACAGAAACTTTGGTCGCTGTCATTAAGGCTGACCTTTTATAAGCAAGTGCTGCACTAGGGATAGTCATATAAGCTCTTCGATCTCCCTAGTATAAGTTCTTTTGTTCCATTCCCAAAATATATGCCATATCCCTGAATAACCGTTTTGCAGCCATCCTGTTATACCTTTCAGTCCTTTTCCGTTGTTTCTTGGCAACCTTTGGGGCTCTGTTTAATTGACTAGTGATATTTTGGTCTTCATATCTTGCGACTGCTCTGTCTGCCTTTTGTCGGATCCTGTCCAGTTCATATGCCATACCTACTGCATTTAGCAACTCTCTCGCATCTATAGCTTTCCAATTGATGGTGCCAAGATGTAACGGTGTAGCTAACGCCTGAATAGAAACTTTAGGCGTACGCAGGCTGTACTCAAGACCTAATGCTAAGTCTTTACTATTTACTGAGGGGACCTGTGGGAGCCCCTCTAATTGCGGCCTAAGGTAACTATCCATTGCTCAATTCACTGTAGATTTTTGCCCAGACGGAATTCATTGCATTTTCAATAGGTTCCGCAAATTGAGGGTCATCTTTGAAAATTGCAGTAAGTTCTCTCATCACCCGATCAGCGCCCGCAAGAATCAAACCGCGTTTGTCAGTCGTTTTGTTCATCCTTTCAGAAGTCTCAATATGACTACGCAGCTCCTTCTCAAGACTTGCTAACCGTGCGGCACCATCACTGCCTTTGATTTCACCAGCTGTGATTGCCATACGCAGGTCCTGAACATCTGAGTGCAGCGCTGCAATCTCACTATTCAAGATCTCTCGTCGGTTAAGCTTCTTGTACTTCATTTTGACCCAACGAGCCAGGTCGTTGAATCGTCCCTCAAATCCTAAAATTCCTGCATATACCCAGATTTCGATGATAGACGGAGTAATTTCTGCAAACTCCTTGAAATCCTCACTGTCTGCTGCAGGAAGTGTATCCAGCCAATTATCGACTGCACTCAAATAGATTTTGGCATTAGCAGTTTTAGTAGCCATTAGAAACCTCGTGCACGACCAACCGATTTCTTCGCCATGTCTGCTCGAGTACGAGCTTCCAGACGATTAGCAAAATCTGACTCCTTCATACGTAAATCACTACCGAATACTGCTTCGTCTTTTCTTAGCTCACTGCCCAGCCTTGCTTCACTCTGACGAAGATCACTACCAAGCTCTGCCTCGTCTTTTCGAATGTCACTTCCAAAAGCAGCGTCACTCTTGCGGATATCACTTTGATTCTGCTCAGTATCTTTCTGCAGTGCCTGAGTGAATGCTGCAGTGTCCTTTTGGAGTGCCTGACTAAATTGAGCAGCATCCTTTCCTAAGCCAAGATTGAAGGCAGCTTGGTCTTTTTGTAAGCCTTGCCCGAATGCAGCACTGTCTTTAGCCAATTCATTGGCCTGCGCTGCCTGCTGCTGCTTTTCAATGTTGGCCTGAGCCTGGGTCAGTCGTTGCTGATTACCGGCCTCCATCTGGCCCATTCGATTCTCAAATCCCTGGACCTGATAGTTTGCTCGGGTCTGATCACCCTGAGCTTGCATCATCTGAATTTGTAGATCTGTACCAAGAGTCGCCTTACCTACGTCACGGTTATATTCGTCTTGTGCAAACCTTGATTCATAGTCAAACTGTGCACCCATCATATTGAGTGCTGCTTTCTGCTCTGCATCGAGCAAAGCACCTTTGTTTGCTAGCTCCAGACCTGCTTGAGCCGTCATCAAATCCATCTGAATCCCAGCGTTCGTAAACGCCATTGACTCAGCTTGCTGCATATCATTAAAGCTCTGCAGCGTATTCATCATATATGTTGCTTGCAGCGACTTACCCCAATCACTTGTGGGTTGCCATGACTGAAACTTTTTTGAAATATCAGCGTAATTCGTCACACCGCCATATGCACCCTCGCTTCCTGGTGTTTGTCCAGCCTGCACTGATGTTCCAGCCGCAGCACTGGGTAAGTATCGCCTAGCGTTAAAAGCCCCTGTACGTTCTTTGGCTTTAGACTGCTCTGATGCCATTTTTGCCATTATCTACTTATATTCTCATTCTATCTATTTAGTTCACGTCTAAAATAGAATAAGTGCGGGTGTTTGTTGATGTATAGGTTTTTCCTTGCCGAGAGTGCAGATCCACGTTCTTATGTTGCCGCTGGAGCTGCTGCTGGTAGAGATGCACTTGCTATTCAACAAGCACTTGATCGATCAACGCCTGATTATGCAGGTCTAAATAAAGTCGGTCGTAATTTGGCAGCCGTAGAGCGAGTTAGTGATGCAAAAGCTGAACTAGACAAAAAACTTGCTGAGATGGGTGCCAAAGAGTACAGCTCCACTCGTGATTTATATGACCAACGCAATAAAGCGAACAACACTCAACGTTTTGCTGGGAAACTTGCTGCTGTGGGGATGCTTGCTAACGAGCTAACTCGTAAGGAGTTTGAACCTTCTCCACCGAAGCCACTTGACTACAGTATGTTTGAGCAGGCAGTAAATACTGCCACGGACAGAATTAATGTATTGCAAGATCAGATTGATAGTTTAACGCCACCAGAGAAGCCTGCAATCTTATCCGATACAGGTGGTGAAGTCTCTATGAACCCATCTTCTCCTAACTCTTCCACTGCTGCTAGATATGCTCTAACAAACACTATCCGACGCGTTGAAGGAACAAGTGGCCCTGATGGCTACCGCATAATGTTTGGTGGCCGGAAACTTGATGATATGAGTAAGCATCCAGCATTGGTTCAGCATGGAGGAGGACATTCTTCAGATGCAGCTGGTGCTTATCAATTCCTATCACCTACTTGGAATGAGGTTGCCAATAAACTTGGGTTGACTGACTTTGGTCCTGAATCACAGGAGCGAGCTGCTGATTACCTTATCCGCCAAAAGGGTGTAGATCCTAATGTGCGGATCACTAATCTTGAGGACTGGACGAACACGTCTAATCGACTTGCTCCGACATGGGCTGGTTTACCCTATCGGGACCAGAAGTCTATTTATCCTAAGCAAGGACAATATACCCAAGAGCAAGTATATGATTTTTACAACCAATACTTACTCGAGGGGCTTCGTAAGGGACTTCAGTAACGTGGACGAGTAAAGCCATTAAGTGCTTCCATAATCATTTGAATCCTCTTTTCTTTACGTTCCTCCCTATCGAACTCGCGCTGCTCACGGAATTGCTGCATTTTCTGCTCTTCCATCTGCCGTCGCAAATCAAGTTCAGCTAAGCCGAGTTGTTGTTTGCCCTCAGCTTCTGCTATTGCTTGTTGCAGCGTAGCCCTATTCAGTTCGTAATTATTCTTAAGTGTTTGATAGTTATTTGCTGCAGTAGCTTGTGCTATTTTTAAAGCATTATCGATGCTTCTGGTGTTATTCCCGATTTCCGCTGCCTTATTAATATTGTCTAGTCTTATGATATCTCCCTGTCGAATAAACTCAGGATCTACTTCCTTAGCCTTTGCTTTCGCCCTCGCTAATTCTAATAATTCTGCTGCTTTTTCTTCTGCGCGTTTTTTCTTGATTTCGCGCATATATTCGTCTGTTATCTCTTCTGCCTTTCCGGTGTCTGGTGCATAGCCAGATGTAAAAATCCTGAATTTATCGAGCAGATTGTAATCTCGCTCACCTGTTAATTCGTCCTCAGGCTTCTTTAGTAGATCTCTTCGAATGCTATTCGAATCGAAAAAGTATGGAACCGCTGAAGCTGCCGTTAAGCCCGCTCCTCCAATTCCAGCCAACTTCAGTGCTGCTGTAAGTTTTGCTAACGCTCCTCCAGCTGCAGGTGCTACGTATGGTACGAGTTGAACAGCCATGATCAATATCCTCCGTTTGAAATCATTTCCAAGTATCGGCGCAGTAAGCGTTCTTCTTCAGTTTCAGTAACCGCATCTATTGCAGCTCCTGCACCAAGCACCCCGGCACCAACTGCTGCTGCAGGTACTGCACGTGCAACGTTTGTCATTGGCTGGCTCAGTGCAAACCGATATGCAGCTTCCTTGATTTCCTGTGGACTTACGTCTCGACGTACCAGTGGAAGCACAGTTTCTGTAGCTTTCGCAGTACCACGTCGAATCGCTCGCTGCACATCAGGGTTTAAACCCATCAAAGTCCTTGCAGCGTTGTTGTAGTCATATCCGGATACTGCCCTATCAGCACCACTTAACGCATCTGTGATCATTTGGAGCAATCGTGAACCTCGCCCCCTTACAACCTTCGATTTATTTACTAATGCTCCTGACATTATTTAGCTCCAAGAACTGAATGGGATAACTCCAATAATTTAATGCGTCCCTCGAGCTGCTGAATAGCACTCACAAGAACTGCAATTAATTCATTGGTATCTATACATAGTTTATCAATGCTTTCATCATGATAAGTTTGATCCGGCATTACTTGTTGATATTCTTGTGCAATAAATCCATAATGCATTCGCTCAGGTGTCTCACTGAAGTCCTCGTTATAATAGAAGGTTACGGGGCGAAGGTTTCTCAACAGGCTGCATGCATCATCGATCTCTTCGATCGTATTCTTTACGCGCTCATCGCTAGCAATAATCAGGCCTGCACCTATCCCTGCGGCTTTAATTACATTACCCCACATTCCCTTGTTTCTAGCTGTTTCAGCACCACGTTCTTGCCTCCTAATGCTGTACATCTTGGCTTCATGCAATTTCTTCTCTGCCTCCGTCTTTGCTTCAATTCCTTCTAATGCACGATCCTCAGCAGCTTCGATTTGCATAAAGTCTGCATTGAACTTATCCCAATCTGTACTCTTCGCCTCGATCGACTTATAAGCACCAGGAAGTGTGGATAATCCAGACGCCTCTGCAATACCCTCGCCACCACTTCCGGCAAGACTGAAGTTGTGCTTTTTAAATCTATCGGCAAAATCTAATGACATTTAATATAAGTCCTTTTTTTCAATTTTACCAATCTCCTACACCTGTATAAATATTCGGATCGTAATAAGAAACCGATGATCCGTATGCATTTTCTACTGTCTGTGGAGTGCTGTCTAATGTTGCCACTTTACCTGGACCACCACCACCGCTAAACCAGCCGGCTTTCGCGCCCGCAAATGCAATGTTTCCTGCTGCACTGATCGCATCTCCAATAAGTGCGTTATTTGCTTGATCGACCATTCGTTGTTCAGCCGCTATACCTGCCTTTTTGATTTGTTTTGCATGCATCTTGGCAATGTCTAGCATCGCGGCATTTTCGGCATCGGCAATATCATCACGCACACGTTGTTCATATCCCGTCGCAATGTACTTATCCCAATCGACTGATTCGGGCAAAAAGTCTTCAATACGAGCTACCTTTGCAAACCTCATGTCACATTCCCATTGATGTGGATTCAGGGTCCAGTGGAGTTGTTACTGGAGCACTACTTTCTATATTACGACTTCTGCGTAATGATTCCATTGCAATACCTGCTGCTAATCCACCTCCATATCCAACTGCACCTCCAAGAAGTCCGCGCTTCATAGTCCTGCGTCGGACTGCATTCTTCTGATGCTGTGTCATCCCATCTGTATTTGCCTCACGTCCAGACCTAAGTCCAGCTGCTGTGCCTGCAGACGCTGCAACGAAGGGAAGCAGTGCTGTTGTAGCTGGCAGGCTCTTTCCTAGGAAGTTGAGCTCTGGACCATGAATGCCGTCCATAGTGCCCTTCAGGATCCCTGCTGGCAGTACGAAATCACCATCGCTCAGATCCAGGTCGGTGTCCTTATCCCACTTGTATGCCTTGTATGCGTTGTACTCCGCCTTGCTGACGTCTGGCCTTACTTTCCGGAACTCCTCGTACGGAAGCAGGTTGCCAGTCCTGCCTAGGAAGTACTTGGTTGCTACCTCAGCAAGCACGTTGTCTGTCTTGGAGGGATCACTCTCTGAAGGCACGGCAGCTGCATAGCCTCCTGCACCACCCAATGGGGTCATCAGCCCTAGGCCCTGGTTAATGGCTAGTCCAGGCAGGATTCCAAGGGCCATAGCGTGCCCTGGCATGAACTTCCGCTTGACGTACATGCCGTCCTTAATACCCACTCCAGCACGACGCTCACCGTCTTTACTAATCAAGCCCATATTCAATGCGGCTTGATAGTTCTCATCTCTATTAATCAGTCCAGTATTTGGGTCATATGTGACACGTCTAATAGGGTTATTACGGTATTTGACTTGTTCCGCTTCATACAGCTCTGGTGCAGCCTTGGCCACCACCATTTCATTCACAATGTTTGCAGTGGCTTGAGGAGCATTTAGCAGCCACCACAGGCTCCTGAGACTGTCCTGCGTCAGATCAGCTCCAACCGCGCCCAGAAGCTTTCCAGCCATTTCAGCTTTGCTTGCCGGGCCTTTACCACGAACTGCAGATCTCAGGTCAATGCCCATCTCCTCACGAGCCTTTACCTGATCTTTGTCTGCGATGCCTAGCAGCTCTCTGGTTGTGGTAAACAGCGGAATGGTTCCTAGGGTCGTGGATAGCCTCACCGCGTTTGGATCTTTATTCGCTAATTCACGCCCTCGGTAATAAGCAAGGTTTCGGTCCTCACGACCTACTCCATACATATGTTCGAAGCCCCTTTTGAGGTCTTCGAGTGCCCTCGCCATACCTTCTGTAGCCATTACGCTCCTAAGCCATTTGAAACTAAGAAGGGATCTGTCCCACTGTCTGCCGTTAAACCATATTCACGCATGATCTGTGCACGGAGCTGCTCCTCCATCATGCGTTGATTCTCCAGTGCCATCCGATCATATGGATTCAGATTGTTTGGATCCTTCAGCCGCAGCAGATAATCAGAGGCAGGGATGCTTCCGTAAGCACCTCCGATACTGCCTACCATATCAACCAAGTTCTGTACTCCTTCTCCTGCACCTCTTGCTTTTGCCAAGCGACCAGCCCCTAAACCTGTAAGGCTGCTCATACCGAAATCTGTTGCGAAGTTTATTCCTTTATCAATTGGGTCGCCTGGCATCATTGCAGTATTCAAACCTGCACCTAGTGCATCAGGACCGAATCGCATAGCAAGATTCACTGGGCTCTTGCGTAGTTCCTCACCCAGTAAAAAGTCAGCCGCTTTTCTTACACCGGTCCTAGTCGCCAGACCCGCACTTGCCGCACCTTTAGCAGCATCAGTAGCCTTCTTTGCTGCCAAGAGCGCATCGACTGCTTTCTTGCCCCTTAGTAACCCACTTAAGTAAGGAACAGTCCTTGCTACTAGTCCTAACATTTTATGCTCCAGGTTCTTGTGGTTTATTACCACCCATCATCATCATTTTAGCTTGATTGAACTGTAAGCCTTGATTGCTCATATTGAAGGCATTCATCCACATCTGATTTTGTTTGATTGATACTGGATCATTCATCATCTTCATGGCGAACTCACCCACGTCCCCAGCCATTCGGCTTTTATCGCCGTGGAAGGTTTGTGCGGTTTCCTCTTTTTCGCGCTTGATAGCTTCCCCTTGGATTATTTCCTTTGGTGTGTATCTAGTCATAATGAAGCACCTCTGCGTAAACGTTGACGACGAATAAGATCTGAGAAAGTCATGTCCGAGCTTTGGTCAGCAGCAGCTTGCTGCACCTGACGCAATTCTTCTCCGTAACCAGCAGCACTAGGCAAGGTTGGATCTGCGGGCGGTAATCCTCTGCGATTCACTATGTCTTGTTGCTGTTGAGCGCGACGTTTGCGATCCCTCGATGCCCTTACCTGAGTCACGTAGTTCTGAACCTGTTTTTCTCTCGTATCTTGGACTCCTGCTACGTATTCATCCCGTGTCATTGGATTATTAGTATTCTGCCGTCTTTGACGCTCTGCATTAAGAGCTTCCATGTTGTGTTCCCTGGTCTTAATTGGCCCACGGGTCTCTCCTGTCTGACGGCTATAGAACGGACCTCTGCGTAGCAAACTCTTTTGCTGGCTTCCAGGCTTATCTGTAAGCAACGCTCCGATAGAAGCATCGTCGTCTACTCTCATCTTGGAGTCTTGTTGCAAGTCAATCCTTTTACCCTTGAATTCATCAATTGCCTCACCAGCTCCAGTGAATAGCAGTCCTTTTCTCGGATCAGCAGGACCTTGAATAGGTTGCCGTGTGAAGTAGGCGTATTTTTGAGCAGCGTTTACCTGATTGCTTCTGGCTTGTTGAATCTGATCTAATGCCATTGCTAAATACCGCTGTTCGGAATCGTTGTACCTCATTTTGTTGAGGACCTCTAACACACCAGCCTCATTTGGCCTCACATAGATATTTGCAGCCTTAGTTGTACCTTCCTGTGGCTTTTTAAGATAAAGCTTTTGATCTTCATCGCTGACAGCTTTCACAGCATTAGATACAGCTAAATCGAGATCGCTGGCACTACGGATATCACTGAATGTTGTAGGCAGGACGTTTTGACCAGCTACTTGTCGTAAACGCTGTACAAAATTTGATAATTCAAGAGTTGCATCAATCTTGGGCTGCTTGCCGTATTGACTTGGTGTGTTGTAGTTCTCAATAAACTGTTGAGCACCCATTCCACCATATTGACGGATATATTCAGCCTCTTTCATCGCGGCTAACTCTTCATTTGTCCGCATTCCAAGCTTGTTGGCAATGAGTTCATCATCAGGGACCCCACCTAGGAAGGATTTGAGGTTTTGATCGGCGTAACCAACAACCCCACCCCCTGGTGCGAGGAACGGAGGAGCACTACTCACCAACTGAACAGCTTGTGCCGTCACTGGAGGTGCGCCTGTTAGTAATCCCGGCTGTGACAGCACCCTGTTTACTGGCATCCGATCTGATTCGCGGCCCGCAGCAATTGCGGCGATCATATTATTCAGATCACGCTTCTCCCGTCCCGCATCAGTCAATCTTGCTTGATCAGCAGCAATCATTTTCTTGACTTCATTCTGCATCGCCTGACGTTCAACCCGTGCAGCATCTCGAGAACGTGTTGCACCCAGGATTTGTTCTGCTGCCGTGCCTCGGGTTCCAGAAGCAGGGGCTAGTGTGATGTTTTCGTAGTCAAATCCTGATTTAGCTGGTTCATAAACCTGCCTTCTGATGCCATCTTGTTTCTTATCTTTATCTCTTTTAATTTGATTTCGTCGATCTTTGATTATCCTCTCA